AAAGGACCAGTTTTCCAGCGTCAATTTCTGCGTCCAGTTCGGTTTTTTTCTTTTTCTCACATTCCGTTACATCATCGAGAATTGCGTATGTTGCAGAACTCTTATTAGATGTACCGGCGAGCAGTCCTGCAATTCTTGAACAGAAGGATTCTGCTGTATACTCTTTCTCACCAACTTTTACGCTGACTGTAGCATAATTTATAATTCCTTCATTATCTGCTTCTGTTTCCGGAAGCACTGCTTTAACCTTATTTCGCTCATCACGCTGATCTTTTACCCATATCACAATGGTCTCTGTCTGTGTGTCCGTCTTTGCTGTCGGACAGCACAGCCAAGTAACCTTTTTGACTGCGAAATAATTCAGCGCCGCTTCGTAATTCTCAGCGTTGGAACTGAGAACATACAGTACGATTTTAGCAGGTGCTGTATCGTTCCCAACCAAGGCGAGTTTCACTTGCTCTTTATTTGCATCGCTCAGTTCTTCCGGAATATCTTTTTCTTTGTAAATCATAGTCGGATTTGTTGCCGGCACTTTCGCATCTTTTACAATCATTCCCACTACACCGCGTTCAGATCTTCTGATTGTGTTTCTTGCGGCTGCAGTAAAAATAATATTCATTACTGGTAATCCCCTTGTTTTACCTCCTGTGATAATTTCAATTCTTCCATCAACTTGCTACTATCCATTCTTGGAATTACATCCCAGAACTCCACATCAAACTGGCAGACTGGAATGTTTGCGTTTTCGCCCTGAAAGTTTAGATCCATGTTGCTTGTGTTCAGTCTCCTGCTGCCAATCGTCAGCTTCTGCCCGAACATTTCTTCCATGGCCGCAAAAAAATCCATTCCGTCTGCTTCATTTGTGTGTTTTTGAATAAAGTCAATCTCCACTTCAACATTCTTGTGGAATGCGTTCTTTGTGGATTCAGAAAACGTCTGTGTTATATACACAAAAAAAGAAGGCCGTGTATAGCCTTCTACTGTGTCTGCTCCGTATATCTTCATATCCGGATATCTTTCTTTCAAAGTGGAATTGACCGCTTTTTTTATTTCTTTAAGTGTCAAGTCCTGCCTCCCTAAATATCTCGTCCAACAGTTCCTGTCCGATCAGCGCGGCGTGATCCGCGCGTTGTGCCATATATTTTGCAACTGTCTTCTTGCCTTTAACTTCTCCAACTTTACGATTGCTTCCAATCATTCCCTTGCCTCTTTTGTTTTTCCTCTTATGAGTTACCATATCGTGGCCAAGCTCATAAAGATGGTAATGTGGAGCTGAAGATGTTACTGCAACAGTCATTTTACTTCC